GGTCCTTCCTGGCATCCCGAGGATGTCTTCTGAGGGAGCACTTTACCGGAAGCAACAAGTGGGACGCGGACTTCGGAGTCGCGTCCATGTCCATGCTGTTCGATGGATACGAGAACAAGAAGCAGCTCATCCGCCTGCCCAACAAGCAGGCGGAGGGAGTCAAGGCTCTCATCGGTCAGCTTGTCACCTGGGAGCCCGATGAGCCTGGACGGAAGTCCAGGCGCAAGACCGACTGTGTCATGGCTCTCTGGTTCGCCGAGATCCGATGCAGGGAGCTTGTCGATGAGGTCAGCAAGCAGGAGGAGTACCACTACTCCAACCCTTACGCATCCGAGCGGGACAAGAGGAAGCAGGCCGTGATCGATCTGGACTACATGGCCCAGGCTGCAATGCATGGCGACAGCACGATGAATTGGTGGTCGGGATGAAGTTCAGTGAGAGGGCTGCTGACAAGTTAGCCGGAGTGATGGGATCGTGGAAGTTCGTCCTGAGTCAGGCAGCCTTCCTTACTGCCTGGTTTGCCTGGAATGGTTTGCACATGACCGGGGCGTGGGACCTGTACCCGTTCATCCTCGCCAATCTTGTGATGAGCGCACAGGCTGCATTTGCCACACCGATCCTGCTGATGAGTGGCAACAGGGCGGCGGCTAATGACCGCCGCACCCTACTCGAAGACGTGAAGCTTGACGCTGAGACGCTTGAGCGTATCAAGCGCATAGAGGAGAAGATCAATGAAGTTTGTAAGCCGAGCTGATCTCGGATGGCCAGCGAGTGCGGCGGCCGATTGGCCGACCGCCAAGGGTGTGAAGGTTCACTACGAGGGAACCGCTGTTCACATCGACTCGCACGATGAGTGCGTGCAGGAGTGGAAGGACATCCGTGCCTCCCACCTTGCCAACAAGGCCGAGGGGTATGTGGATGTGGCATACAACTTCGGAGTGTGTAAGCACGGATACGTTCTTGAGGGGCGCGGTATCCGGAAGAAGACCGGAGCCAATGGCAACCAGACTCTGAACGGCGACCACTACTCGGTGGTCGCCTTCCTCGGGGACTCTGGCGATACTCAGCCTACTCCCGAGATGATCGAGGGAATCAAGGACGCTATCGCATACCTGCGCCGCAATGGAGCGGGGAATGAGATCAAGGGACACCGTGATGGATACGCCACCTCATGCCCAGGTGAGCCCCTTTACGCTCTCGTGCGCAGTGCTGCACTTGAGCCCGGAGATGCTCCCGTGCCAGTGCCCAGCCCCTCCCCCGCTCCAACCCCTAACCACCCGTGGCCCGGAATCTATCTCAAGCTCGGATCGAGTGGAGATGTGGTCCGAACTGTACAGGCGCGCCTTCACGATCGCGGTTGGACTATCGGAGTAGACGGGAGCTTCGGTCTACAGACCGACAGGGTTGTCCGCGCATTCCAGCATGACAAGAACCTGACCGCAGACGGGATCGTGGGCAAGCTCACGTGGAACGCACTGTGGAACGCACCGATCACCTGAGGAGGTGACGAATGGTACGGACTCTTGAGGAAGTCGCCCGAAAGGTCGAGGCCCTTAGGGATGCCGCACGAGACCGGGATCAGCGACAGAGGGATGTCCGTGACGTTCGCTCCGGTGATATCGATACCGTGATGCCAGGGGCCATGCCTGAGCCATGGCCCCATCCGGTAGTGGCAAACATGATTGACACGACTGCCCGCGACACTTCAGAGGTCATGGGACAGATGCCGTCGATCAACTGTTCCAACTCTCTTCAGGTCTCCGACAGGAGCAAGAAGATCTCCAGCCGCAGGACCAGGATCGCCTCTCACTACATCCTCGCTTCGAGGCTGGAGAACGGTGAGCAGATCAAGGCCTGCGATCACTACCTCAGCTACGGCATGACCGTGTATGTGGTAGAGCCAGACATGGAACGCAAGGTTCCCGTCATCAGGGTCGAGAACCCTGTCGGTGCATACCCTGAGTTCGATGTCTTCGGTGGACTCAGGTCGTACTCGCGCATCTGGCGCGAGGAGACCATCTCACTGATGGCCAAGTATCCATGGCTACAGAAGATGCTCACTCGTAAGGACACGTACGGCAAGGACTATCTTCCCGAGAGGGAGATCGAGATCTGCAAGTACATGGATGCCAACTGCATGTACATGTATCTTCCGGCTCACTCGAACACCATCCTTGAGGAGATGAAGAATCCACTCGGCCGCCTGACGGTCCGAGTGGCTGTGCGTCCATCCTTCGACGGTGAGATCCGTGGCGCCTACGATGACGCGATCTGGGTCTACCTCGCGAAGTCCCGCATGGCAATGCTTGGACTTGAGGCGACCGAGAAGGCTGTACGTGCACCTCTCGCAGTTCCGCGAGATGTTCAGCGCATGGTGTTCGGTGGTGACTCCATCATCCGAACCGACAGTCCCGAGAAGATCAAGTATGTAGGCATCGATCTTCCGCAGTTCGCAGCACAGGAAGAGCAGCTCCTCGAAAGGGAGCTGCGTATGTCCACTCGAACTCCAGAAGCTCGCGGTGGAAACCTCGACGCATCGATCATCACCGGCAAGGGTGTGGAGGCCCTGATGGGTGGATTCGACACCGTCGTGACCACAGGCCAGCAGGTGATCGGGATGGCGCTTCGTGGCGCCATCGAGGATGCGTTCTTCATCGATGAGAAGATCTGGCCCGATGAGAAGAGGACTATCCGTGGCGTGGTTCAGGGGACTCCGTTTGAGGACTCCTACGTACCGTCCAAGGACATCAACGGTAACCACACCGCAGATGTCACTTACGGGTTTGCCGCAGGTCAGGACCCGGCCAGGGCAATCGTGGCCCTGCTCCAGCTGCGCGGTGACCAACTGGTGTCCCGAGACTTCGTGCAGCGACAGCTGCCGATGCAGATCGATGTAGTCCAGATGCAGACCCAGATCGATACCGAGCAGTTCAACGATGCTCTCAAGGCGGGTATCCAGGGTGCCATGCAGGCGATCCCCCAGATGGCACTTCAGGGTATGGATCCACTTCAGCCTCTCATGCAGATGGCGAAGGTCATGGACCTGCGAGCCAAGGGCACTCCGGTGCATGAGGCGATCCTCAAGGCCTTCACGCCTGAGCAGGCCCCACAGGGCCCTCAGAACCCTCTTGAGGCCGCGATGGGAGGATCGCCCCAGGGAGCGCCCGCAGGCGCTCCTACACCCCCTGGAGCCCCTCAGGGAGGCCAGGACGTAATGCAGATGCTGGCGTCCCTCAGGGGGAGCGGGGAAACCAACATGAACGTGCGAACTAGGCGAGAGCAGTCCATCTAATGACAGTCCCAACCGTCGGCAGGATCGTCCACTACAAGAGTTACGGAACTCCCGGAGGGGAGTTCGAGCCTGAGTGTCGAGCGGCAATCGTTGCTTCTGACGTAGATCCGCTCAGCATGGAGGCGACTCTCGTCGTGGTGAATCCTACCGGCCTCTTCTTCAATCAGCAGTGCAAGCATGATCCACACACCAAGAAGGGTGGCACTTGGCACTGGCCGGAGGGAACCCCTAATGCATGACTGTGCATACGCCAACGCGATTGGCAAGCCGGTCTACTTCATCACCAGTGAAAAGGGTGTTGAGGTTTGTGGCTTCTGCCACGTACCCAAGACGCAGGCGCCCAAGGCACCTGCCAAGACAGTAAGGAAGTAACATGCCTGGTCCGAACAGCCAGTCTCCATTCGAGGCCGCTCTTGGTGGTGCCTTCTCCGATCACCCACGTTCCAACAAGTGGGCGGATGAGGTAGGCGCTGCTGCGACCTGGGAGACTTCTACCATGGAGTCTCGCTCCATGGGAGACTCTCGTCACATCGACCCGACCTCCAGCCCAGCCTGGAACACCACCACCATCGTTCAGACTCCGGTCACCAAGGGTGGATCCGGGGCGAACTACGATTCCTCTCTGCCGAATCACTAAGGGGTAACCATGCTGGGCGACGACGAAGAGATTGAGATAGTGAGCATTGAGCCCATGCTCCATAACAGGTGGTCTGTCATCGCTCCTGGACTCGACCTCGTGTCCAACATCGCTGGAGAGATCCAGCAGACGTTCAAGATCTGGGCGGTATTCGCCGCCCAGCATGGTTGCCAGCTCAACTACGACAGGAAGTTCAGGGAGGTAATCGATGGCCATTCCCGTGAGCGGTCCGGGACCGATGTCCCAGAGGACTGACCGTCAGCCCATGGCCTCACTGCCCAATGCTGACTACGGTGAGCAGAAGGCTTACAAGCAGCTCCAGCAGGATGCTCCGGTAGCACAGTCCGGAGGGATGCCGAGCGGGGGAGGAACAGACTTCGCCGCACTGTTCGGCAATGCTGCCGACAGGGTGATCCCGATGAATGCGGAATCCTCTCAGCCCGGAGTGCCTGTCACATCCGGCGCCGATATGGGCGCCGGTCCTGGAACCAGTGCATTGAACCTGGGAGATCCGAAGTCCAAGCAGGATCTCCAGAATCTGGCAGGACAGCTTCCTTTCCTTGAGTGGATGGCCAATCGTCCCAACGCAAGCTGGGGACTTCGCCAGCTTGTCAGGAAGGTGAAGGCTTCGCTATGATTCCCACCAGTATTGTTCCGCTGTACCAGTATCCGGGCGGAGTCTTCGATGAGCTCGGATCACTCGTTACAGTCATGCCGGACTATCCGGCATTCGCCATGGATATCTGGTCTACACCGGCCAGCACGGATGCACGAAACATCATGGCATCCTCAATCATGCAGTCCGGTATCACACCATACGGAGAGTAGATGAACACGCCCACTCCACAGCCAGGTTTCGCACCTGCGCCGGTCAACAGCAGTCAGTGGAACTCCCAGTGGATTCAGGCTGCGGCAGATGCCCGCATGCAGAATACTCAGGACCGCACTGCCGCTGGTACTGCCGGTGTTGCCGACTGGCTTCTCCACCCCATCGAGTGGGCCGGTTCAAAGATCCATGCCGTCTACAGCACCATCATCTCTCGCCCGCTCGCAACGCCATTCCTGGCGTTCTATGGCGCAGCAGCAGAGGCTGAGGACACTGGGGACGAGTGGGCCCGCATCTTCTCCGGAGACACGTGGGACAAGGCGTACCAGCAGGCCAAGCACGTCTCTCCCGGTCAGGCTCTCGGATTCGGTATCATCCACTTCGGCGAGGGTCGCGAAGAGTTCCGCAAGTCCATGGGCAAGGAAGTCATCAAGACTGTCGAGACTGAGCCCGGCAAGTTCGAGACCGTCAACCTGAACAAGACCGGAATCATCTGGGACAGCCCTGAGGCTGTCAAGGGATACTATGACCACGGTGTGCAGAAGTACATCTCCGGTGGTCTCGACTTCGCAGCATCCTGGTACCTGGATCCACTGGTACTCGGAGGCAAGACTGTGGGTCTTGCCCGTCGAGCAGCTTACGTTCGTCCGGCATTCGCAGGATCTGAGAGCAAGAACCTTGCCCAGAAGATCACTGGCACTGGCGGCAAGAAGAACCTGATCGACAACAACCTCAAGTCTTCCGCCTTCGGCGAGATGAGCAATCTCATCGTTGCCAACAAGGCGAAGCTGGGAGACCAGTTCACCGAGTGGGTAACCCACCAGGCATGGGCGAAGAACTCCAGGGACAGTGGCTCTATGGCTGCCGCACTAACGGCAGCCAAGGATCAGGATGAGGTCAATCACATCCTTGCCATTTCCATGGGAGACAAGGGTGCACTGAAGGCGCTCCAGGCGAAGAATGCTGTACTCGGTGCGCAGATGGAGATGCTTGAGGCCCAGCACAAGGGACTCGTCACCAACTTCCCATCGAACCCCACTCCATTCCAGGCTGGCCTTCAGCAGTTCCAGCTTCAGGGCGTATCCGACGCGATCAGTAAGATCTCTGCACAGCAGCAGCACGTTGAGCGTATGCTCAACCTTGAGGACTCCATGTTCAACGGTATGTACTTCATGCCGGGACTGTCCAAGATCGCATCCAACTTCGGTCAGCATGCACGTGGTCTACAGACCACCAACTCCATGAAGCTTGCGAAGGCTGGCGGTCTGAGGACCGCAGCCATGAGCCTCGCATACAACAACCTGTATGTGCGTCCTGTCAGGGTTCTGACCGGTACCACCTTCAATGGTGTGCGTGCGCCCGGTCACATCAACATCGATGCAGAGGACTCCTACAGGGCGTTCGATGCTTCTCTCGGTCAGGCCAAGGTGTGGACTCCGCAGGAGCGCGCCGTTCGAGTCGGCGCGTACATCAATGCCGATTCCGCCGGAAGGAATGCAGTTCTCCAGGCTGCCGACATGGAGACCTTCAAGAGGATTGCCGACAAGCATGGCATGAATCCTGATGACGCTCAGGCTCTGTACCGCACTCTCGGCGGAATGAAGGGTCGTGCCCGCGATGGGCAGGTTTACTCCACCGCCAACATCACCACCCCGAATGGTGGAGTTCTCCGCGCTGACCACGTGGATGACGCAGGAAACCTGATCGTCGTCAGGCCAGTTTTCAACACTCAGCTTGAGAACACTCACATCATGACCGACTATGAGCACCTTGATCGCGTTCTGTCCATGACGGCAGCACCTTTCAAGAAGCTCTTCAATGAGGCTGCGATCCGCAGCAAGCACAAGGCTGGCACCAAGGCCAACGCCAATGAGGCCATGGAGGTCGCTCTCAAGGGAGTCGGCAAGACTGCCGGGGCGAAGGCTCTCGCCACGCGTGAGGTCGGTGCCGACATGCTTGAGGTCATGAACAAGATGTGGAAGTTCAACGTGCTTCTGCGCATGGGCTACGGTCCGCGTGCAATCGCGGACGACTTCATGGGTCAGGCTGCACGCTTCGGATCCGCAAGTCTCTTCCTTGAGCGTGCTGCTCGCGGTGGTCGCAACCTTGCCAACCGCACCATGAACCGCATGATGCACGATGTAACCGGATACCAGCAGCAGCTTGCATCCGTCGACATGGGCATCGAGAACCTGACCAAGATGGTTGCCCAGCATGAGGAGAACCTTGCCAGGGTCAAGTCCCTTCCCGCTCCCACGAAGAGTGCAAAGGCTGCCCGCCAGAGGCAGCAGCAGCTTGCCAACGTTCAGCAGGCCTACGATGACTCGATCAGTCAGATCGAGGCGCTGAAGAGCTACCGCAACAAGCTGAATGAGACCAAGGGTTCTCTCGGTGACAACTATGTGATCATGGATGACGGAACGGCCTTCGCTAGGCCGTTCGAGGGAACCGCTGGTCAGATGTTCCGAGACCTCAACAGTGGTCGCAGGACCCTCGACAGCATGATGGGTGGAACCGCATCCGACATGTGGAATGCCTACAGGAGCGGGGACTGGAGGGCAATCACCCGAGCCGACGAGACGTTCAATGAGTCTTGGATGCGAGTGGTTCAGAACCAGATTGCCCACGATGATGCAGCTGTGGCTTACCTGAATGGCCAGGATCTTGAGCGATGGTTCAGGACTCCTGCCGGAAGGGCATACCGCAACGCCTCTGGTATCAGGTCCCTCTCTCCTGCCGAGCATGCGGACAGGATCGCCACTTCCGTCGACCACTACCTTCCGATGAACTCTGCCGAGACTGCCGCACTCCGTGATGCAGTCCGTGGACAGAGGGAAGACAATGAGATCCTTGATCTCATGAGGTCCGTCAGGAACGAGCACGCTCCAGTGAGCGTGCAGGCTGCCGGTCTTGAGTATGCAATGGGTAAGGGGAAGTTCTTCCAGGCCGTGGACAAGACCGTCGATGGCTTCTACAAGATCATGAACCAGCTCCCATCGGAGACCCTGTCTCGTAACCCACTGTTCTTCCAGCTGTACCGTCAGCACGCCTCTGAGATGTGGCAGGCAAGGAAGGATGCAGGACTCGCGAAGCTGACTCCACGAGAGCAGCAGGCAGTAGCTGACAGGGCCAGGGAGATGGCCCTGAAGGACGTCAAGAAGTTCACGTTCAACATGGACTTCGAGTCCAAGCTGGCCTACAAGATGCGATTCATCGCACCGTTCTTCGGACCGATGGAAGAGTCCTTCTGTCGCTGGGGAAGGATTGTGGCCGATCGTCCCGAGACGATCGGTAGGGCTGCTCAGGTCTACACTTCTCCGATTCATGCGGGTCATGCCGTAGACCTTGACGGCAACCCTGTCGATGAGGACGGTTACGCAACTCGTCCGGATGGAACCAGGTATCTGGTTCCGAAGAACAAGATGCACCTACAGTTCCAGGCTCCAACGTGGGTAGCCAAGCAGATTGGCATGGATCAGGGTTCTGTCATCGACGTTCCGATCAACACCCTCAACCTGGTTCTCCAGAATGATCCCTGGTACAACCCTGGAACTGGACCTTGGGTCCAGCTTCCTGCGAACTGGGCGGCAATTCACACCGGACCGCAGGATATCGGAGGCAAGGAGATCCTTCTCGGGGATGTCTTCCAGCAGCTCGGCGTCCTCCAGAAGGTGACTCCGAATTCCAGCGATCAGATCCTTGGTTCCCTGCCCAAGTTCCTCTCCACTGTTCTCGGTGGTCAGGACTACGAGCAGCAGCAGAAGGACATGGCATACCTGATGCAGTCCGAGAGTTACAAGTGGAATACCGGACTGAGGGACACCGAGCCAACTTGGCAGGAGATCAAGAACAGGGTTGGTCACATGGCTTACCTTCGTGGTCTCATGAAGGTAGGCCTTCCATTCAGCGCTGACTTCAAGGATCCCTACCAGTTCTTCCGCAACCAGTATCAGCAGCTACAGCAGGCTGACCCGAACACTGCGGACCAGGTGTTCCTTGCCCGATACGGTGATGCCGCATTCGCGTTCACCGGTGCACTCACCAGTAACAAGAAGAAGCTGCCCGCAACCGTCAATGCGGTGCGGGCAGATGAGAAGTTCGCCTACCTGACCGACATGGATCCCGACTATGCACAGCTCATTGTCGGTCCGTATGCGTCCGGTGACTTCAGCCAGACTGCATACATTCAGCAGATGGCCAGTGGAGATCGCAAGGTCAACGACGCTCGCGACGTCGTTGCCAAGTCTCAGGCAAACCTTGGATGGGCTCAGTTCGACAAGGACATGAACAACATCCGAGCAGAGCTGTACCAGGCTGGGTTCACCTCGTTCCAGGACAAGGGTGCCGAGAACATCGACGCCATGCGCAAGGGTCTGATCATGATGATGACCACGGAGACTCTACCGAGTGGAAAGAAGAATCCTTTCTACAACGAAGAGTTCACCAAGGACTTCATGACTACGGACCGAAGCAAGGATCAGCGTCGGGCGGAGATGTTCAACAAGCTGGTCACCGAGAAGGCGCTCATCGGTGATGACATGCGAGACGACATCAAGGGTCTCGCGCTGTACATGGATGCAAGGAATGCCCTGACCACTCAGCTCGATGAGAGGTACAAGGCTGGAGGGTCCAAGGACATCAACGCCAAGAAGAACCTGGATCTGAAGCTTGGATTCCACGGATACACCGAGCAGCTCATCGAAGCAAACACTCTGTTCCAGTCACTGCACGACAGGTGGCTCATGCGAGACATGTATGATCACGGTGACCCTGGACTCGACATCATGATGGAGAAGCAGTGACCGAAACCCCAACTCCAAGCCCCGGGGCCACTCAGGCCCCGGGCGTGGCAAGCCGTGAAGACGTCCTGAGGGAGTTTGCTCAGCTGGGCACCCGGTCTTCCAGTTCGGGCAAGCCTGATGTCGCATTCGGAACCAAGTATGGTCCTCTCGGAGGTGGGCGAGGTTCAGCACGTGAGCCCGATGAGGGTACTCGTGAAGGCTGGACCTCGTACACCAAGAGTGTTCAGGATATGATCAACGAGTACTACGGTTGGTCCGATCAGCAGAAGGGCGTACTCAGGGCCAAGCTTGCTCTGATCGACAAGAACGCACTGAGGGCAACTGATGACCAGATCGCACAGATGTGGGGATCGTACGTTCAGCAGTCTGCCAACAACCTTGCTGCCAATGTGCACCTGACTCCATGGGACATCCTTGCCAAGGACATCACCACTCGCGGTGGTGATGTCTCTCTAGCGGGGACGAAGACACAGAAGACCACAGACACCAGCCTGACCAGTAGGGTTGATGCTGATGCCCTCTTCACCTCTGCCGCTCAGCAGCTTCTAGGGCGTGACCCGACGAAGCAGGAGTCCGCAGCATTCCACAACATGCTGAATGCTCAGGAGAAGGCGAACCCAACGGTTGCCACCACGACTACCACCACTGACGAAGAGGGCAATGTGGTGAGCCAGAGTCGCACCAGTACTGGTGGACTGGGCGCAGGTGGCGCCCAGCTCCTGGCCAAGCAGAAGGCCGAGGAGAACCCTGAGTATGGTGCATACCAGGCAGCAACCACGTACTACAACGCGATGATGCAGGTAATTCAGAGGGGCTACTAATGGCAGTATCCGGAGCAGACGTTGTTAAGTACCTCATGCAGTTCAGGGGTACTCCATACGCATGGGGTGGAAACAATCTGAGTAAGGGCATCGACTGCTCCGGACTACTCCAGCAGGGCTTCGCCAAGTTCGGTATCAACATCGCCCGAGTAACCAATGACCAGATCGGTCAGGGCAAGGCTATCGACTGGGATCACCTTCAGGTCGGTGACGCAATCTTCTTCGACACTGATAGCAACAGGGCTGGACCGGATCACGTCGGTATCTACATTGGTGGCGGCAAGATGCTGCATGCCCCAAAGACTGGCGATGTGGTCAAGGTTACCGACATCACCACGAGCTACTACAGCTCCAAGTTCATGGGTGCTCGACGCTTCAATGGCGTCGAGGGTGGAGGAGATGCCAACAAGGACTGGACTACTCAGTCCGGAACTGAGCGTAAGCTCAGCCCGGAAGAGATGGCTGCAACCTATGGTCTCTCGTGGGCATTCCTCAAGTCCGATCCATCCCTGAGCAAGCTGTTCGATCGGGCGGTCAGGGAGAACTGGGACGAGAAGCACTTCCAGGCATCGTTCAAGAATACTGACTTCTTCAAGAACAACAGTGACTCCATGCGCAAGGCACTGGAGATGAAGGCTGCCGACCCTGCAACGTGGAAGGCAACCATCGAGGCGAATAAGCAGAAGATTCTCATGAAGGCATCCGAGCTTGGAGCTGCTGTTCCAGAGAACGCGCTCGGTCGGCTGGCTGAGGACATGACCATGCTGGCCATGACTGATGAGAGGCTTCAGCAGGTTCTCGGCGGATACGTGAACTACGTGGACGGCTCGCTCAATGGGCGAGCCGGTATGTTCGAACAGCAGATGCGCAAGTACGCATCTGACATGGGAGTCGATGTGGGTCAGGACTCCGTCAAGAACTATGCACAGCTCATGATCAAGGGCATGGCGACCAGTGAGGACTTCAAGAACTTCATCGACCAGCAGGCCGTATCCTCTTATCCCGCATATGAGGATCAGATCAAGGGCGGCATGACCGTGAAGGACATCGCCAATCCCTACATTCAGATGATGGCCAGCACTCTCGATATGAACCCGAGCATGATCACACTCAAGGATCCTACGGTCATGGGTGCACTCAATGGTCTAGACCGTGACGGCAAGCCAGCAGGGCAGACCATGACTGAGTTCGCGGACACCCTTCGGGGTGATCCGCGATGGCGACAGACCAAGCAGACTCAGGATCTCACCATGAACACCGGACTCGGAGTACTCAAGAACTGGGGGCTTGTCTGATGGCGAAGGCTATCAACACTCAGGAACTTGCTGAGAAGTTCGGGTATGCGGCAGCGTTCATCGATGCATATCCCGAGATCAAGACTCTCATGCAGAAGGCCGTCTCCGAGGGCTGGAACGATGCCATGTTCCAGGCTCGGTTCAAGAACACCAACTGGTACAAGACTCGCAGTGAGTCGCAGCAGAAGGCTGCGATCCTTCAGTACTCCGACCCTGCCGAATGGGGTGCACTGTGGAACCGCACACAGATGCACATCGTTGCCATGATGGGACAGATGGGCGGAAGCACTGGAGACTGGAACACCATCAACGCCATCGCCTCCAAGGTCATCTGGGAGGGATGGTCTGATGAGCGGGCGCAGCAGGAGATCGGAATGCACCTGACCTTCGGGTCGGGTGGTATGGCTGGCGGAAAGGCTGGAGAAGCTCAGGCAGAGCTCTTCAAGTACATGTATGACATGGGAGTGAAGAACTCTGATGCCTGGATCCAGGGCGCAGTGACCGACATCGTGTCCGGCAAGAAGTCTATGCAGGACTACAAGAACCAGGTCATGAACCAGGCAGCCGCAGCATTCCCGGGATACCTCGACCAGTTCAAGACTGGTGCCACGCTGAGCGATCTCGCTCAGCCATACCTTCAGTCCATGTCACAGATCCTTGAGATCGCACCCGGACAGGTGAACCTGTTCGATCCGACTGTTCGCAATGCCATGAATTACAAGGGTTCAGATGGTAAGGTGACCACCAAGCCACTGTGGCAGTTCCAGAATGAACTACGATCTGATGATCGATGGAAGAAGACCCAGAACGCACAGGATGCGGCAATGGGTCTTGGACACAAGATTCTACAGGATTGGGGAATCCTTCACTAATGACTACTCCAGCACCTCCAGGTAAGGTTGGCCAGGGAGGCAAGCTCCCCAATCGACTGATGTCCGAGGGCGGACTCGCAGAGAGTCTGACCGGAGCGCAGAGGGATGCGTACACCGCACTGACTTCCCTCTTCGCCACATATGGACTCCAGTCCCTGGCACCCAAGATCTTCGACTACATCAAGAACGGCTTCTCTGCCGACACCATCTCGATCCTGCTTCAGGACACTCCCGAGTACAAGCAGAGGTTCGCTGCGAATGAGGTTCGCAAGCAGAAGGGACTTCCCGTCCTCTCCCCCGCTGAGTACCTGAGTACAGAGTCCTCTTATCGTCAGCTCATGAGGCAGGCCGGACTACCCGAGGGCTTCTACGATCAGCCCTCGGACTTCACTGAGTTCCTGTCCAAGGATGTGAGTCCTACTGAACTGAAGACTCGCGTGGATCTTGCTAGCCAGGCTACCAACCTGGCTAGCCCCCAGATGAAGCAGGCTCTACGATCCATGTACGGTATCGATGATGAGCACATCACCGCATACTTCCTGGATCCAGAGCGAGCCGTGACTTCTATCCAGAAGCAGGCCGCAGCAGCGGCCATTGGTGCAGAAGCACTCAAGCGTGGAC